ATCTGGTCTGCCATGGTTGTTTAACTCCTGCAAATTATGTGCGCTGTCGTTCCGACTTGCGCTCAAGGGTATTTAGAAAATTGACTGCCTACATGTTACCATTTTGATGCGTCTGCCTGTGCTGACAACACCTTTGCAATGGCATTCACGTCCGGGTCAACTCCCTTGTTCTTTGACTTCGGTGTCTCATCCTGAATGTTTTCCTCGGGAAGTACCTTTACATTGGGCTTGCTCTTTGGGAAATACGACTCCCGAAGCATGGACAACTTCTCGCGGAAATCCTTGGCTGAGGTATACTGGGTATCCTCTGCCAACTTGTGAAGCTTGGCGGCTGATACTTCGCTCATGCCTCGTGCGAACTCCGCCACGATTCGCGCTTTGTTCGCCTGCTCTGCGAGCCGGCGTAGCTTGAGCTTCTGCGCGTGCTGTTCATTCAACGATGCTTTCAACTTAGCATTCTGGGCTGTCAACGTCTGGAGCACATTGATCTTGCTTTCCGGCACGTCAATGTAATGCTCCTTGAAGAGACCCTGAAGCCCATTCAGGAACTCCTCGGCTAGCTGAGTGCGGAGTGACTGACGAATGACCGGACGATTTGCCCGCATCCATTCCTCAACCACATAGCTCAGATAGTCATCCATCTTCTTCGCCATTGCGGCATCGCGCTTGGCAAGGCGAGACTCATGGAGCTTCTTGTAGTGCGAGTGAATCTGTGCGGCGACCTGCTTGGTCGTCTCACGGATCGCCTGCTCAAACACCACGCCAACCTTCTTCTGGGTCTTGGCGCTCATGTTGACAGACTCAAACAACTTCGCACTCGGCATCTTGATACGGACACGGACGGCCTCTTCGACCTTGTCTTCCTTGTCCTTTTCACCCTTCTTGGCAAACGGATTCTCGTCCTCATCCTCTTCCGCTAGCTTCTCGCCATCGGACTTCTTGAGGCCAGGATACGGATGCTCGTCTGTCTCGTCGCCCTCTTCCTCAATCGGGATACCGGCATCCTTTGCGGCTGCCTTGATCTTGGAGTCAGACAATTCTGGGTCGCCAAGCGAATCCTCTTCGTCAACCTTTTCCTTCTTCTTGAAGGGGAATTCGTTCTCGTCATCCTCGATGTCCTTTTCGTCCTTCTTAGCAAAAGGATTCTCGTCCTCGTCTTCCTCGGCGAGCTTTTCACCATCGGACTTCTTGAGACCAGGATAGGGATGTTCGTCAGTCTCGTCGTTGCCTTCAACGTCTTCCTTGACCTCCTTTTCATCCTCATCGTCGTCATCGTCTACGTCGATGTTGATGTCTACAGGCTCCACCTCTTCAAAGGTGTCTAGTGCCTTGTCAAGGTCATCGACCTCATCATCCTCATCGTCAAACTTGACGTCGAGATCTTTCTCTTCCTGGGCAGTCGGAAGATGCGACTTTTCGGGACCGGTGGCACGGGGAATAGACGTATCTGTTCCCATGCCCTTGGCAGCGTCAATCTTGTATGCGTCCTCGCCACCCTTATTGTCCCATGTCGGGCCGCCTAGGACATCATAGCTTCCACCCTTGAGGTGCGAAGGCTCACTGTTCTTTGGGGAAAGTTGCCGTTTTGCTGTATCATTTACCAGGTCAGCCATTGAAAAAACCTCGTTGAAAAGAGTGCAGTCTTGTGACTGGCACTATTTATAGAAACCGCACTATTCTACTCGCACTTACTTGACAGAAACCTTGATATCACGAATAAAGCGTTCAAACACTCGCGCTTCATCAATTTTCCGCTGTGCGGCTTTCTTCTTGGGTGCGGCTTGTAGCTCTTTGCGATACTGTTGGATCTGTCCTTCAGTTAGGCTCCCATTCTGCCAAACCCACTCTTTACCTTCCATGATCCCGCGCACAAACGCTTCCGGTGCGCTAGGGTCCGCGACGATATCCGCAGCCGTCGAGAGGTAAAAGTCGTCGCCTACGACATCTCCCTGAGACGTGGTATTTAGACTGCCGACGCCGCGGCTTGAAACACCAAGCTGGACTCCATCGTCAATAAGTGCTTTGACGATGCGACCATTCGGTGTGTCCAGAATCTTTGCACGTCCCATGAAGTCGTGCCCTGTCTGGTTCAGTTCTACGATGAGATGCGACACGCGGTCCAAATTGATAGTCGGACTGTCTGGGTGCCCAAGTTCACCGAGGGCGCGCTTTTCGCTGATAAACTCTTTCTTGTAGCGGTTCACTTCTCGCACAAGAAGCTCTAGCGGATAGACGCGCCCGTTCTTATTCTTCAGTTCGGCCTGCAAGAAGGGCCCCTCGATAAAATACGAACGAACTCCCGCTTCTTCTGTAATAAGCGGTTTGGCAACGATGGTTTCGGTGATAAGTTTCATTTATACTGCTTCCTTCCGTTGCGCCCATCGTAACCTTTGTGCTGTCCGCATCTTCTCTATGGTTTCCGGTAGATGCTTTCCGTTCGTATTTTGATACCGCACAAGTTGTGCTTCTCGTTTCTTTTTACGAGTAACTGCGTTTTCAATTCGCCCCAATGAATTCTGTTTCCCCATCATCGTTGTAGAAAAATGAGTTCTCATCTCGGGCGTCCAAGGTAGTTTTCCGTCATTATAATGGTTACCTAACATCTGCAACGATTTCTGTTCCTTCAATGCTTGATAAACCCGTCCGTTGATACGGCATTTATGTTGTCCCGCCAACCAGTTAGCCGCGAACACCATTTTTTGTTTTGCCACACCGGTCGTCATCTTTACTAAACACAAATGTGCGATGTAGTGCTCCCTGGCTGTTAGTCTCACCAAGTTACCTGGGTCGTTCGTTCCATCAAGTGCTCGCGGAATGACGTGATGCGTCTCTCCGTACCCAGAGAAACTACGATGTCGTGCCCGCTCTGTGAGTCGTTGGTAGATGCGGTAATACTTGTTCTCAATGAACATTATTGTTTTTCACTACAAAAGGGGCATCGACTTAAATTGCGTATGGGTTTCTGGCACTGCCAACAATACTTATTAGGTTCGGGTTTCGGCCGACCAAATTGATTAAGTTCAGGGTGGTCCAATGGGTACTTTCCCTTCAACCAAATTCCATTTTCGGGCGATGTACCGATTCCCTGTTCGAGTGAACGTCCCTCACAAATATACGAAATGACCTGTCCGTTGCCATTGACACGCAAGTTGGAGATCCCGCACAGAAGCTCCGTTTCGCCCACGTCGCCAATCTCATCATAGATGCGCTGGACTTCGTGATGAGACACGGTGGCTTCATTGACCTTTTTGCGACTGTCTGCGGCTTTTTGAGTCGCAGCACACTGAGCACAAATGCGAGGCTGATTCCCGGCGACAGTCATGGGCTTTTCACAGACCCGGCACTTGGTGCGCGTGAATTCGTTAGCTTCTTTCACGATGTTCGACAACGGAGCAGCCCAGACGCGCTTTCCATACTTGCCGGCCGGCTCGTCTAGTTCAAAGTAGACATTGCCATTTTCTACTTTGACAACGGTTCCTGGTGTCTGCCCCATGCGCTTTGTGCGGACTCGGTCGCCAGGCTTGATGCCCTCGTTAGCTGCGGCCATGCGTCCCAGGTCTCCAGGTGTGGAGCCGAGCCAACCGACGGATTCCTCAATGACCTCAAATCCAGCCTTATTGACCTTAGTAAGTTTCGCAGCGTCCGCCTCAGCCTCGGCCTTAGACGCATAGACCTTTCCTCGAGGAACATTAGCAACGTCGCACGCTACTCCATTATAGGGTTTGTCCGACCCGCGGGTCGCTTTGACGATAATAAATCCCTCACCCAATTCTTTGTCCTTGCGATCCTGCCAGCACTCGTGGCACAAACCCTCGTCGTCTAACGTGCGTTCTTTCCCGCACACCGAGCACTTCGCCATCTTGCGCTCGTAGAGATGCGCCTGAGACACGGGCACGAGGTCCTCTGTCTTGACGGATGCGCTTTCATAGAATTCGGGGAACCACACGATGCTCCAAGTGCTATCCTTAGCGCGGACATACTCACCGGTTGAGCCAATTGGCACAGTGCGATACTGTCCCTTTCCGTCTAGCGCCTTGTAGGACCCAAAGACGGTGCAATGTGCCAGGACGACCTTCTCACCGGAACGGAATCCCTCGGTGATGTTAGCTTCTGCGATTTTCGGATAGAGCAAGGTAGCCGCAACATTGACCTTCTCTTCAGCAAGACGTGTGCGAACCTTGGCGCGCATGACCTGTCCGAGAGCTTCCGCAATCGTAAGATGGTCCCCGCCTCGGATCGCTTTGAGAAGCACCGATTCGTCATACTCGCGGGCATGACACTTCGGGCATTCCTCTTCGCTGGCTGGGCCAACCCAGAGGTTTCCGCACTTCTTACACTGATGGCGGATGTCCCGTTCCTGGTGGATGTCTTCTCTAATACGACTCATCGTAAGCTCGTTTCTTTCCTGCCTTATCGCGGAGCAGGGATTGAGGGATGCCATTACCAGCAAGCACGGTTTCTGGTGCCTCTTCTAGTGTCTTGCTGTGAATGCGCGGCGACTTGCAATCCGGGCACTTGTCTGGTTCGCTCGTCGTCTTCCAGCTATAACCACAACCCGAGCAATGGTTTTCAAATTCTTTACTTTCGTTCACACCAGGTTTTTCGCCTTGCTTAACTACTTTACCTGCGGGAGTAGTAACTGTGGTGTATGTTCCACTCATACACCCAGCCGCGATACAATATGCTCTATTGTCCGCTGTAAGCCAAGTATGCCCGCACTTTTCGCAATGCGCCTTATTGGTATTACGGACACTTGCATGAGAAGGAGCGTCTTCTGCTACCAAATTTTGTGCGAGACGCTGCCGCTCAATCGCCAAACGCTGTTCTACCTTCTGCTGCATGACCTGGCCCATGCTCTCGGTCGCGGTCGCATAGTCGTTCGTGCGGATGGCGTCAAGAATCGTTTTGAGTCTGTTTGGCATGATTACTTACCCTTGTTCTTATTCCGCCAAGCCGTCGCGTAGAGCACCTCAGTGCCCTTCTTGGGACCGTATTCCTTCTTGAAGCGCGCCTTGTTCGCCTTGACCCACGATTCCTCACCAGGAGGCGTAGACTCGTCTACCTTTTCCTTCTCATCCTCTTCAGGCTCAACGAGAAGCTGTTTCTTGTCGTTCTTCTTGGGCTCGTGGAGCGAATCCTCTTCAGCGGAAACCGTGCGCCGCTTTTCTTCCTCTAGACGAAGCGCGACCTTTTCGTGGATGATCGACTCAAAGAGATCCTTCGCGTCGGCCCATTCATTCTTGCTCACATGTCCGATGAGTCTCTGGTAGATATCGTATTTCATGGATTCTTCCTCGCCGCCATCGTAGCAGCTCGCGTAATGCGTCTTTTTTCAACTGTCTCTGACGATACTGCATGTCCCATCATCGCGGCAGAGATTTTCGCTTTATGCTCTGCCGACTTCTTTCGGCCTATATGAGACAAAGACATCTTTTTTCGTGACGCTTCTGATAGCTTTGTTCCAACCATTCGTTGCCGATATTCTACAGTATGCCGGCGGCCTTTACTTTTTCTTCCATTTTCCTGCAAAATTTCCAGCCACGCTTCATGCCCCAACTTTACATTTCCTGACAAAAGTAGCCACGCGCATTTGTCTTGTATTCGCCCGTATTGCTCCCACAAAACTCGGTGTCGTTCCGCATGTTCTTCAAGCGTCACTAATTCGATGTTTGCGGGGTCGTCTGTTCCGCCAGCATGACGAGGAATAATGTGATGCTTATAAAACATTAGTATATTGGTCTCTGACCGAATCCCTTTTCCTTACGGATGTCCAGCACGAGCGTATAGCCGCCCTTTGCTAACGCACCATAAGTGGAAACTGTGATGTCTCCCGTCGCAAACGCATTTCCTGCCTTGATGGCCTCAGGAATGTTCGCCTTACCGAACCAGCCAGTGCCCGATGCGGTGAACGCGCAATCCGAATTGGCAAACTCAACGCTGATACTTGTATTCGGACTTCCGTTGATGCTCCACCATGCACCGATAATGGAGGTCTTGCAGACATCCAGCACCGCGCCAGCAGCACCAATCGTAAAGGTGTTATTGGAACGCTCCGAGGTAAGCACGTCGTTATTGGCAAACACGACCTGACTGTTTGCAAGCACAACCTGAATCACAGTCGTATCGCTCGCAAGGATCTGTGCGACATAACCAACCGTCGCGTCCTGTGCAGTGAGCTTTTCACCTGGGATAAGACCCAACGGGGAGGTCGCGTTTGTAAGCGCACCCGTCAAAGTCATCGTGCGCCCCTGTAATAGAGAGCAGTTCACGACGAGCCGGGCAGACTGGTCGCCAGCCCCACTCAAAAAGAGAATATCCTTCACGACAGCGCGGGACGCTGTATCTACGAGGATAACGGTTGCGTTGCTGTTTGCGGTAAATGCTGCCATAGTCGTTATGCCTTATTTAGGGAAGCTCTGCTTCTTCTTACCGAATGGTGGAGCCTTCTTTTCCTTGTCAAACTCGGTGACGGGTTCCTGTTCTTCCGGCTCCACGATTGGTCTTACCGGTTTCTTGACTTTCTTGAACCCCTGGTCGTCTAGCTCGGGATTCTCCTCTTTCGCCTTTTCCTCTTCAGGAGAGAGCTTGCGGAGCTTCTTATCTAGTTCATCTTCCTCATCCTCATCAGGATTTGGTGTTAGATCCGGGTTCATCTCAGTTTCGTCGTTCTCATCATTTGTCGAGTTGAGCAACGCATCAGCGTCCTCATCTTCGTCTCCGGCAAATGTGGGGTTCTGGAGATTTTCCTTACCCGACTTGCCAAACTTATCTGTCGGGAACGGGCTTCCACCTTCTTCATCTCCACCACCAGCGACGAGGCCAGCAGCATCCTCAAACTCCTCACGGATTGACGCCCATTCCTCTTCGTTGAACTTGAGGATGTTGCGAACTACCCACCGTGTCGAGAAGTATTTGTTGAGATACGGATCAAGCTGGTTGATCATGTTGAGGCGCGAAGTCCACATTTCCTGGGCCTTCAGTTCCTCAAAGTAGCTATCCTGCTGCCAATCGTAGCGAATGCTATCTTTGACCTTGTACCATTCCTGTTCCGTCATGATGCCCTTGAGACGCATCTGCTTCTCAAGTAGCTGGTCAAACATCGTATTGAACTGGATCTGGAGACGATGGATGAACTTGCCGAAGCGCAGTTCGTCCCGTGAGATTTCCGATGCGCGGCCCAGGTTGAATCCTGTGCCCTGGTCAATACGCGACGGGGGCAGACCCAGCGAACGATAGAGCTTGCGACGGAAGTAGTCCACGTCTTCCATCTCCGACAAGTTCTGTCCAGCCGGGAGCGTCGTGATTTCTGTTCCCTTACCACCTTCTCTACGGGGCAGCCAGAAGTCTTCCATGATGCTCATGAACTTGCGATCATCGCGGATATCGCCTGTCGCTACGTCATAGACGAGCTTATTGCGATACTTCTGCATGATGTCATAGAGATACTGTTCGGCCTTCTGTTTCGGGAGGTTGCCCACGTCAATATAGAACACGCGACGTTCTGGAGCGCGAGCCACACGATAGATGACGCACGAGTCTTCCATCATGCGGAGCAAGTTGAGGGGCTTGATCGCTTTGTGGAGCCACGAGAGCACGGTGCGCTTGTTTGCGTCAAAGAGCCCAGACGGGCAAAATGCGACAGCATCCAGCGTGATCTTGATTCCGTTATACTGGAGCATGGACGAGGTGCTACCCGTCGTTCCAGAGACACCAGACGGTGCGACGAATCCCATTGGGTTGTAGACGTAGTATTCCCGCTGGACCTCTACAAGGTCCATCTGCGTTTCCATCTGACGTTTACGGGTGACTTCACGGACCTTACGGATCGTGCGTGGGTCCACAACGCGAAGCTCTTGGATGCCCTCTTGGGGGTTCGTTTCGTCTACGAGACAATGATAGTAGAGGCGTCCGTCAATATACCACTGACGGATAATCGCGTAGGCATTCTTGTGGAACTTCATCATCTTGAGCAGGTTGTCAAATTCCGCTTGAACACGGATTTTGCTTTGCTCATCCAACGAAGTCTCATCCACGTAGTCGAGGTTCAGTGTCACGGGCAGTCTGCCGGCATCCTGAATAACGATTTCGTTGACAATCTGGTCCACCGCCTCATCCACTTCCGCGACGATCTGCATCTCGCGGTAGCGGTTGATAAGCTGGAAGTCGTCAACAATCGTTCCGTCTAAATCTAAATAATATCCGAAATACCCGCCACCGGACCCATACTGGATGTTGATTGCGCCATCCAAGTCCTGCGGGGGAACAGGAGACAGCACGTTTCCGGTAGGATATGGGGAAGTTGAGCCGGGCTTGGACGACTTACGATTCCAGGTGAATTCAAAACCGAAAATCCTCGGCATTATATCACTTCCTTTTGTTCAAACCGGCCGGTACCGGAATTCCGGTGCCGTGATAATGCCGCGCTTCTCATCTTTTCGCGTGCTTCTTCCGATACGATATGACCGATCATCGCTTGGCTGATTTTTTGCCGATGTTCAGCAGTTTTGGGTTGTCCTTTAAGCAGCCCGAGTTGGTTTCGCGCAATAACATCTGGGCGTTTATTTCCGCAATTTCGAGAAACTCCCGCTGCGGCTGTTCCCCCGTGCCGACCCGCCATGCTGAGTACCGCAACGACGATTTCTTCCTTACTCATTATACCAGATAACCCTAACCACGCTATTTTGTCTTCATCATGACCATATTTCAAAAATAATTGGTGGTGTGCTTCGGCGTGTTCGGAAACAGATAACAAAACAACATTTTCGGGAATGTATTTGCCACCCGCATATCCAGGTAGAATGCGATGTTTGTGCAGCATGAAGGTTCACCTTTTGTAGAACAGGGCCAACAGTCGTGTTGCCGTTGGCCCCACTCGTTTCAATAATCTTACCAAGTGCCGTTCTGGAACGTCTCGCAAATCCACCACTGATAACGGAACTCACAAGTATAACGTTCAATCTGGTCAAAGGCTTCCCAACTTAACTCAATTGCGCTGAGGTTCTTCGGGAACAAGCCCTCAAAGATGTAACGCTGTTGCTGTCCCTGCCCTTCCTCATTACGAGAAAGCTGGCGAACGATTCCGCGAGTGGCATAGGATGTGCCCGCGCCACCTGATGTTGCGATGCCTCCCTGAAATGCCGAGACAGAGGTTGAGTGCGACTGAATCTGTTTCATCCAGTCCTCAAGCGAATGTCGGATTGCGTAATCCTCATCGTTGATAATGGTTACGGTAAGCGTTTCAAACTTCCGGTCACCAGCATAAAACAGTTCCCGTCCGAAATAGGGGACCATGATATCCCCTATTGTGCTGGCCGGAATCTGAGAAATCGAGCACAAGAACGGAAGCTGCTGGCGTGACTGGGTTGCTTCAACAGTCGCGGGCCAGACAATTTGCATGTCAAACTGCGACGGCCGGGCGCCCCCAAACTGAAGCGCATTGCGAAAGTCGTTTAATACGAATGCCATGTGTCTACTCCTAAGATGACGTTACTTCAACCCGGTCTTTACAGCGCCCCGGTAACTTCTTGGAAGCTGACGCCGCTACGCACTGCCACGAAGTTCAACTGGATAAAGTTGATTGAACGAGCCGGCTTGATGAAGATGTCTCCCACGAACTGGTTCGCATCAATCACCTCCGGGGTGTTGTTGGTTGTATCGCAGATTACGGCAAAGTCGTAGATACCACGACGCGACTTGACATCCTGCAAGAATGGGTTCACGATGTTGCGGAACTGTGACCGCGTAAAGTCATCGTTGAACTCAAACAACTGAGTCTGTGCCATCCGTGAAATCGTCTTTTCGAGAACGATGAACAACCGACGCACGTTGATACGGTCAAATGCGCTCGGCCGGCTGAGAAGCGTCTTGTCACCATAGAGCACGATGCCCGATGCCGGGAAGCTGACCACCGAATTCACGCCAACCTTGTAGAGGTCGTCACGATCCAACTGGTGAGGATTCCATGCGAGCTTTACGACGTTCTTCACCTGTCCACGAGTGAGTCCAGCAGGCGACCACCATGGGTCATTCGTTGTGTCGGAACGTGCAGCGATACCAGCGATGTCACCGTTGAGCGGCACCCACCGATACTTGTCGTTATACTTGTCGTAGGTGTATTTCCACCCGCTGTCCAAGAATCCGTAGCTGCTTGATGGCAGAGTATTGCGGAACGTGATGATGTCCGCGACCTCGCCACCGATGTTATTGACCACGTCGTTCTTCTCAGGCGACACGAAGACCACGCAATCTTTCCGCACTTCGGCGATATCCTGAATGAGGTAGCTTGCGAGTGTAGCGTCTGCCGGTCCTGAAATGATGAGGGACACATCAAGCGTATCCGTGCCCTTGAAGAGGTCGTATGCAGTTTCGAGATCCCCGTCACTGATGTTGACGTTATCTGTCTGTCCACCCACAAGACTCTCTGAGGTCGGGAGTGCGTCTCCGCCAAAGGTGGCGCTAGAATCGCTGCCCCAATTGGAAGTGTCGCTTGTCGGCGCACTCAACCACCAGATATACGCGCTCTGACGATTGATCTGGGTCACGTAGTAGTTGGCATCTCCGTTCGGTGTCTTAGAATCGGTTGCCTTTGACACGAACGCATACTGCTCAACGATGGTGCCAGGAACGCCTGTGAACTTGCCATCTTCGTCAATGACCGCAATGTGTAGCTCATCGCCCACACCACCGTGGCTAGCCGCGTAGGGGCTGGTGCCCGGAGCGAGGTCAAAGAACGGTGCCCATTCCCACTTGCGCGACCAGTTCGTAGTCGTGATGGGTGTTGCGGTCGTTCTGACTGCTGCGGTCGTCAGTGTTGCATAGTCCGCGTTAGCGATAGATGCAATCTGATACTGTGCGCCAGTGAATACGATGTAGTCACCCACAACTAGTTCGTTCAAGAAGTTTGTTCCGCTTGTTCCCGACAACACGTTGTTACCCGCGGTGACGGAAATTGAACCCGATGGGTTGGACTGATAAGCGTTTGCACTCGGGCACACGCTGACCTTGATGCTGTTGCCTAGCTCACCAGGATACTTGGCAATCCAGTCGCCGAATGCGCTGAACTGTCCATTTGCAAAGCTCTGGTCATACTGGTCGCCGTTCCGTAGCTGGACACCGTAGGTCGCAACGCGCTGCGCGACGTAGCTCTCGGGACGGAGGCTGATGCTTGCATTGCTTGAAGCCGGTGCTGCGGTCACAGTAAACTGGCTAGAATTGCTCACCACGTTCACTGTATATTGCACAGCGCCCATGAGGATGACAAGGCTGTTTGCAAGATTTGTCGTGTTACCTGGTGTTGAGCTATTAGCGATGACAATAGTATTGCCCGAATCAAGCACCCAGGTTCCGACCAAGTTTGCTAGCGGAAGTGCGTTTTCAACAGTGTGGAACTTCGTTGCAGAATCCACGCTCAGAACAGTATACAGCGTCCCACCGAGGGTGACCTTCTGTCCCGCAAAGAGCACTGGCGTTGTGCCGTACCCCGTATCGAGCCCACCCGATACGCTGGAATTCCAAATGTTGTTTCCTACGTTACCCGTGATCGTGCCGGTCAACGCCTTCGCGTCAACGGTCGCGTTTAATGCGCCGTCAGTGACAGCGCGAACGAGGTGGAGAAGATTGGAATACGCAAGGAATGCCGCTGCGCTAAACCAGTATTCGTAAATATCGTCTGTTGGTTTGCCGAAGGACTTTACGAGATCGTCTTCAGACCCAATGTTGAATACTTCTAGTGCGGGCCCCCAATTGAATGGACCGGCAAACGCCGCATCAGAAACCGAAATCTGTTGAGCACCTGCGGTAAGGTCTACTTCAGAAACATTAACGCCGGGAGATACCATGAATGCCATGTGTGAGTCCCCTTCAATAGAGGTTTGGAAATTTCGCCTACCACCACTGTGCGGTAGTTACTGCTGTATTTAGAAAAACCAGATGCCGCGTCTTTCCTCTACTAAAGCCATGCGGTGTCCTCATTGTCTTTCCAAAAATCCGCGTCATCAATGATTTCCACACCTCCCTGCGTCATTCCTATGACGGGTACCTGTTCCAAGTCTCCCATATGCCCAATTGCAGGAAGATCAAACGTGAGGGGTTCTTGCTTGTCCATGAGAAGTCGGCGCATGGAGATGCCCACGTAGTTCTCATACTGAAGCTGGAGTGTGAGCCAGCCCAGGAGCACCAGAGTCATCACAATATCGTCGTTATTCCCGACTTCCGCCTCGTAGCTCTTATTCTTGACGACAAAGGTCGTCAACTCTCGAAGTGTCTGATAATCGTTGACCACATACTTATCTTGCTCGAAAAGCGTCTTCAGGCCCGCGCAGCCGATGCGCTTGGTGGCCTCGGTGACCTTCAAGCCAAATCGTGACTTCAGACCAAAACCTCCTGAGAGGTGCTGTCCTTTCTTGGGATGCGGCGTCACCGTCATGACACCGGGATACTCAAGCTCATTGTGGAGCATTTCGGCAACTGACAGTCCCTCAAGGTTGATCTCCATCATGACGAACGCATTGTTGTAATACTGCCCGATGTCCCGAATGATGGGAGCGAGCATAGTTGCCGAAAGTGAGTTATTTCGCCAGACCGCGACCTGCCGGAATGGATTCTCGGAGATATCGGTCACATTGATAACGGAGTAGTCGAGGCCCTGTCCCATGCCGATATCCACGGTGATCTGATAGACGTGTGAGGGCCCTTCGTCTGTGGCTCGCACAGGACGGGTGTAGATTTTGAGGTCGCCCCGTGTCTCAATAGGCTCCTTATAACCCAGCATAGCGAGTTTGTGAGCGGGTATGAGCGTGTTGGCGGACCCCATGAACGAACACTCAAACTCCTGCTCAAACTGCATGTCTCCGATGTTCTGCCGAGTTTCCTTCTCCCAAATGTTGACGCCGTTCTCGTCCACCTTATCTCTACCCGGCACATCTCGCCAGGTGAAGCCCAGCCGCTTGTAGCTGTTCCGGCCTTCTTCGCTGTCATTCCAGTATTTGTAGAAGAGGTTGTAGCCACAGGGAGTTGAGACCACGAACATTTTGGTCGTCGTTCCTGAGGTGATGGTCGGGTAGACAGAGGTCATGAATTCGAGCGCGATGTTCTCGGGAACGAACGCAAACTCATCGAGGAAGATGATGTTGAAGCTGTCGCCTCGGACCGCGCTCGCGGACGTGCTTTCTGCTCGCACGCGAGAGTTATTGGCGAGCATGATGAGCTTCTGGTCCCACTTGACCACACCCTGCTTGAGGAAATCCGGCAAAAGTTCAAAGCTCTGTTTCATACGACGCAGGAGTTCAATGGCCGTTGCTTCCTTGTTTGCGAGGATGCCGACGCTGATGTCCGTATGGAACAGGATATACCAGAGGAAGTATCCGCACACCACGACCGTTGACTTACCCGACTGACGAGCGAGTTTACAGATGACGAAACGGTTGGTCTCGAAGGCCTCCACAATCTCCCGCTGAAATGGGTAGAGCTTGAACTTGACGATTCCACGGTCTACGTGAACGATCTTGACGTAGTTCTGGATGAAGTGGATCGGATCTTGCGAACACAACATGTATTCTTTAAGTTCGCTAGCTGTAAGGGCGATCTGAGCGTTGGGCAAAGGCAGGAGCGAATTGCCGTTATACCCCGAAGGATTTGGATTACGCGGCATCGTTCATCTCTCGCTTCTGTTGATAATAACGCATAGTTGCTTCTGCAATTTTCTTGCGGTGTTCTTCACTCTTGGGTTTTCCCTTTTTACATTCGCTCATTTTACGCCGAGTTTCATCAGAAACCGTCTTGCCTTTCATTGGATGTGAATGTCCTTCCCAATACGCCTGAAGTGATGCTCGCACCTTATCTTTCGATGCTTGCGACCGTCTTTTCCCCAAGTTGCGAGTATTTCCCACCATTGCGGCACTCATTTTCTGGCGAGTGCTCAACGGATGTTTGTTTCCCACATTTCGTTTATGACCCATCATCGTTAGTGCATATGCTCTTCGCGCAGCATCATAGGTGCGGCTACTAATAACCTCTGGCCGAGTTTTAAAATAAAGAACCGCAGACAACATCTTTTGTCTGTCCGTCCCCGTCGTCATTCTCACAAGACAGAGGTGCGCGATATAGTGTTCTCGAAGTGTGAGAGGGACGATGTTGTCTGGTTCGTCGCTACCACCAAGAGAAACTGGCAGAATGTGGTGTTTTTCTACCGGCATAATGATGGAGCGTGTTTTGGCGCGTTCCATCAAGTGTTCGTAGATGCCCTTATAATCCATACACTTATGTATGGTACAAGGGAGTTTTCAAACGAAAAGTAACAAGCGGGGGTTACTTTTCGTCTTGCGCGTCCGGTGGAGCTACTAACGCTCGTATTTCTCTTAACAGGTCACTTGCTTTACCAATGAATACTGCCTTATCAATGTTGACCACACCGCCCGAATCTGTAGTCGGGGCAGGCGCCGCCGTTCCAAACTTGTTCTGTATGGCTTCCTTTTTGGCTTTGGTCTCGTGGATCTTGATGAGTTCCTTGTTTGCGGTAATCATCGCGTTGATCATCTCCCCGACGACCTCGTAAGCCCGGGGTTCGTCTCCGCTTTGTGCAAGCATGATGGCAGAGTCTACCGCTTCATGCCCCTTCTTGATGAGGTCCCGCATTTTGAGTCTCGCATACTCAAAGTCGGATTCCATCCGTTCTTCCACGGGGGCGCTTTGCACCGTGATTGCCGTTTGTTCCTTATCGGGAACAACCAAGGGCGCAGCTCCGGGTTCCGGCACTTCAAGTGTCGCTACGGCTGTCGTTTCGGTAGAAAGTTCCCGTTCGGGAACTTCGGTGCCAAGGATTTCGTCAAGAATAGCATTACTCATATTGTTTTCCTGCGAGCCCATACTATCTTAAGTGTTGCCGACATTTTTGCGCGGGTTTCCGGGGAAGCTGTCCTACCAGTAAGCGTTGTGGATATTTTCGTGCGATGCTCTAATGAAAATGGTTGGTGTTTGCGTCCAGTCATAGCGTTAGATATTTTGGCACGAGTTTCTGAAGAAAGTTTGCGGCCAACACACTTTTTATTTCCTATTTGAGCTGCTGATATCTTAGCACACCTCTCGGGTGAACGCAGTAGTTCTCGTAACGCTTCTTCTTTTTCTTCTGTGCGCCCAGCTAACCACAACCAAGCTACTTTATCCTGCACGCGCCCATATTGCTCATAAAGCAAACGGTGTGCTTCCGCATGTTCGGGTATCGATAGCCGCACTAAGTTATCGGGATCGTCGGTACCTCCGGCATGCCTGGGAATGATGTGGTGCTTATGATAAATCATAGGGATTCAGTTATCGTGGTATTTGCATGAACATCCGGTGGCTGGGCTTGCTGGTCAAGCGGGTCAGCCTTCACATCGATCACTACATCAGGTCGGACCGTATAGACATCGTTCGTATCTTCCGTGACCAGATGTCCACCGTCCTCGCGTTCCACAAGCGTTTGAAGGTTATCCTGGGTGGCAAAGTATTCAGGGGGTTCGTTGAGCGAAGAAATCGGGGAGTTATACACGTCCACGATGACCTCTTCGATGCGTCCCTGAGACTTGTTTGGTCCGTAGAAATACACCTTCATCGAGAAGTCCATTGACCAGATGATGATTCGGCGCTTTTCGAAATCGCCTTCGTAGTTGTCGGATTCGGAAATGTTCATGAGCCGTAGCGGAATCTGGTCCGCGATTCCTAGTTCCGGCACATTGTTGATGACGAAGGTGAGTTCGGGAGTGAAATACGGGATGATCTGTTCAACAATCTGGAAGCCGTCTGTCTGGAACTTGACGAGCCCCGAGAGGTTGAAATTGAGGATGTAGGGCACGCCAATGTAGGTGCGTGCCAACTTGCTCTGTTCGCTCCCTGTGGGGAATCTGAGTTGATTGAGGGAGGCGAGCTTGCGATCCCCGTCGTAGGTAATACTCGTCAATTCGTAGGACAACCGAGGAACCGTAATAGCCACGCTCTGCAAGAAGTCCGGGTCCTGAATGATGTGGAGCAACCATTTCTCTTTCGGTCCATACTGGATCGGCACCTGGATGCGCTGAGTCTCTTTTCCAGTGATGTCATAGCGGACAACAAAGATGCTGTCAAAGAATGACCCAAAGGCGAGAAGGTAGCGACGAAGTTGTTGATGGTCGAAAAACTGAAACACGTTATCCCCTTAGTCCTGATTTTAGACGACCAGATATACCCAGTGCCTTCTGGTGGGCCCAATATTCACGCAATGAGCGCCGTTGTTTTTCAACTGCTTCTTGACCGCGTACCGACCCAGTTTTCGTTTTGCTTATCTTTTGCCGCCATTCATCAGTTAGATAGCAAGACGATGTAGAAGCAGGACGATGTGGTTTGTAAATGTGGCGGTAACCCAGATGACATTTGTTACCCAACGGCGGCCCGCTATTCGGCCGAGGACCTCCATTACCACCGACGCACATGTTGTATGTATCAACCCTAGCAACAAACTCTGCATTCACAAGTTCCGCTTCTTTCGCATACATCTCTTCGCGACTTTCGCATACAGCAAGCACGATTTTTGAGAAGTGTTCTCGCCCGTGCTTTTCAATAGCATGAAGAACCAACCGCCCGGAACCCATGTAGTCGTCTGTCGGGTCACCTTCATGGGCACCCACGTATATGTTTCCGTTCAGTTCATTTTTCACTTGATAGACGTAAAACATTAGGAACCATATCTCGGGTTATTTCCGCGATTAATGAGCACTCCGGGCCCATCTGTCTGGAGCAAGTGGTTATCGGTAATCGGGTCGCGTGAGATGGGCGACGTAAGTGGAGTCTCTGTTGTTATGTAGGATGCTCCGCTGGTCACACCAATTACCGCGACGTTATCCGTGAACGTCCCGGTGATGCTCTGTAGCTGGAGCACTCCCGCTTCGGGCGACCAAGAGACCACTGTGCCGGTAGCTGTGGCTACAATGTAGTTCTCGCCTTGGTAGACTTGCTCCCCAAGCTGATACGTGCCAGTTCCCGCACCCAAGATGACGTCGATGGTATACGCATCCCGCTGCGGGCCCTGGTTGATGATGATTTCCGGTGTGGTGACGCGCTCATGCGAGAAGTTCATACGTTCACAGCGAATCTCATAGGTGTAGAGTTTACCCAATTGGAACATCTGTTCCTGGTTCTCTACGAATCGAATGTCAAAGATGTAGCGACTGGTAGGCGCCATCTGAATCCAGATCAAGTCGCCTTCCCGTGGACGGTCCATGTTGGGGACCGTTTGGTGGAACCGACGCACAGAAACGGACATGTCGATGCGGTCCTCGATGATGAGTCCAAACTTGCTCACAAACTCTGACTGACCCTGGAAACTATCATGCGTCTTGATATACATCTCAATCGGCCACGCATCGGAAAACGACTGGAGGTTATCCTCACCGATGAGCGTGTCCATGTTCACCACGTCCCTGCGAATATACCACACCTCATGCCCGTAAATCTTGATGCCCTCTTCGATAAGGTCCTGCACCAAGGCTTGTTCGGACGCAAACGACGTGTGATTGAAATAGGGGTTCAGTGGCATACTATCCTACGTGGAATTCTTCGGGCGCGGTACCGGGAATAAACATTTTGCGTTCTCCATTTGGGCCAATGTGAAGTTTGCGGCCCACTTTGGAGGCTCCAACTTTAGCACGGTTTTCTGGGTTGTTCATGGCGTTACATTCTCCGGCTCCCTTTCCGATTCGGCTTTCACTTATTTTTTGTCGTATTTCATTTGTTCGCGCATAGCACCCCATCCCCTCTGTGCGAGATTTGGGATGACGCAGTTTTATTTTTTGTTCTTCTGTAAAAATGCGCCCCTTACAAGAATGAGAATGCGTTTGATAATATACTTTAAGGCTTTGTGATATTCGGACACGCATCTCTTGAGGTATTACTTGTTTCGTAAGTTCCTGTGCTAACTCAGTTTTTATTTGTTCGTATAACCGACCATTTGTTTTCGTTCGCTTACTAATACGCGGTATCAAATATCGTGCTGCGTGGAGCATCTTTTTGTGCGACACTCCCTCAGTGCAGCGAACAAGACAAAGATGCGCGATATAGTGTTCCCGCGCAGTGAGACGAACAATATTTGTTTTCTCATTCAGCCCACCAAGCGACTTGGGAAGAATGTGGTGATTCTCTCCATATCCTTCAAGTCGCCGAGTTTTGGCGCGCTCACATATTTTGGTATAATAACGATAGTATTTGTTCTGCTTCATACCTCCTATTTATAACATCCGATGTTTATAGTGGGCTAACCTACGATGAAGCCGGGGGGCTCCTGATACGTATTCCGTAGCTCATCTTCCAGTTTGTCCACATCCGCCTGAGCATTAGTGAACATCGTCATGCCGTCCAGCGTGACATTGCCGGGGAGAGCGATGCCATTGAACTTGCTGAGGTTTGTGCCCCACTGACGCTTGATGAGCGCGATAGCGTAACGCTGAAGCCAACGGTCCGACCAGATAAGCGGGTAGTCCTCGGGGTCAAGCACCGCCACACCATCGATGATAATAAAGTATCCCGGCGGGAGGTTCGCTTGTAAGTTGATATCCAGATAGACGCGGCCAGTATGACGCTGGAACCGGATACCTGGTCGTCCTCGGAACATGTCATTGAGGAGCTGCTGATACGACCGTCCGATGTAATACGGGATAACCGAGCTGCTCGTGAAGTTCGCTAGAAGCGACATGTTGAACTGGCTTTGTGGGTCAAACAAGATGTCTGCTGAAATACGTGAGTCATAGGGCGCGAAGATGCGCTTGACGCCAATGATACTCGGGTCTAGCGTCAAGTAACCATTATCATAGTTCCCAAGCGTGACACTAGCGACCGTCGCTGTCGCATTGGACCCATCTACAGCAAGTGTCACAATGCCTTCACCGACCTGGAAGTTTGCTAGATGACTCGGAATGGCGCTTGTATAAGTGAATGCGGTAGAGTTAATGACCTGGTTGATGTAGGCATTGAAGTTCGTGACATTCCCGACGACAAGTTGTGAGGGTTGGAGATTTCCCGATACACCAGAGAGAACCAGTGTGCTTGGTGTTACTTGATGTTGAACATAGATGCTCTCCACAGCATCCATATGGTACTGTTGAAATAGGAAGAGCGCCTCGTCAATACGGTCCTCAATCTGGTCGTCGCTGACGTTGATCTGCAACACACCATCACCGAGAGCACGTAGACAATACGCTTTGAAATCGTCGCGGGTTGCTGGAATAGCCATGAGAATCCTTATGGTGCGAGTGTCAATGCGGGGAAACTATATGCCACAGTGTAGGTGATCGTCAACTGGAAGTTGCGGAAAGCACAACCATATGTTGTCGTTGTGGGCCCAAGATGGGGCGTAATGTCAAAGTCAAACAGGAGACGAACGACTGTTGAGGGTGCTTGATAGGAAGCTAATACTGATTTAATTGTGTCTCCGCTGCCAACATATACGCTATCTGATCCCACAGGCATCCAAAGTTCAGCCAAGTTCGTTAATGGTGGAAGAATAGTAGTGTTAGCCACATTGACGATATTGAATATCGCGGACCACTGCTGCACTTGTGTATAGGCTGTTCGCTTGCGGTCTGCGCCCATCTGCACGCCAGTCACCGCAAGAGCATTCGCGGGTACCCCAAGATTAAGCCACGTTGTCCCGGTTGGGCTTGCCGCGGGAAAATCCACGTCTGGTTGTTCGGCTGCAGGTGGAGTGATA